TTGACAGGCTAAAAATCTTAAACAAGCTAGCTAGTGAGCACCCACAGCTTACATTTGTAGCTTACCAAGAGATACAAGGTGAAGACGAGTTATACCGCTACCTTAACACAGTGCTAGATAATGGTTATGAGGGTTTATATCTTAAGCAATGGGCACATAGGCAGTTCGAAGGTAAGCGCGTTAAAACAGCAATCAAGCTTAAAGCTAAACATACAGCGGACCTAAAGTGTATAGGTATTGAAGAAGGTGAAGGTAAATATGCAGGTAAGATTGGCAGTCTTATTTGCATAGATGAAAATGGTATTGACGTCAAAGTTGGTTCAGGCTTAACCGACTTTGACAGAAATAGACCTCACGACTATTTTAATGGTAAAATCATTGAAATAGCGTATGAGTCTTTTAACGAGACTTACATTCACCCAGTTTATAAAGGTATAAGGACAGACAGATGAGTAAATATGTAATTGAGCAATATCCACGTGCTATAAGCGTTACATTGCGTAGGTATAAACCTAATCAAAAGATTTATGAAGTTAACCTAAAGTGTGTGTTTAAGATAACACACAAAGAAAGTTCTTTTACACGCACAGTAGAAGTGCCGCCTAAGTTTGAGACTGATTTTGCATCTGTGCCACAGATATTCCATAGCTTAATAGGTAATGTAGGCAAATGGAGTATTGCGGCACTTTTGCACGATTATATCTATAGTAAACAATATGAAGGTAATATCTCAAGGCAACAAGCAGATGATATATTCTATGCTTTAATGATACAATGCCACGTTGCTAAACCTACTGCATATATTATGTGGGCTTGTGTGCGAATGTTCGGCAAATGGAGTTGGAAGAAATGAAACCATTACCTCATCAAATAGAAACTGCTAAGAAGGCTTTAGATATTCTAAAACTTAAAGGCTATGTGTATATCAACGGTCAACCTAGGTCAGGTAAAACTTATACTAGCATTCTTGTTGCTGAGCAGACTAAAGCAGAAAGAATTATGGTATTAACTAAGAAAGCAGCCATTGAGGGGTGGCTGAAGTTTACTGAGCTAGCTTCTAAAACCTATACTGTGATTAACTATGAGCAACTAGGTAAGATAGAGGGTCGCACTATAAAGTATAAATACAACCCAGCAGATTACCAACTAGTTATTATAGATGAATCACATAATATAGGTGCTTTCCCTAAACCTAGTAGTAGGCAAAAGATTATCAAAGGCTTTACTAGGGCATTACCTCACATACACCTTTCAGGCACTCCTGTGATTGAGTCAGCTTGTGCTATATACCACCAAATGGCTATAAGCACATTCAACCCTTTCGGTCAGTTTAGTAACTTCTACCACTTCCATAGTGAGTTTGGTATCAAAGATTCTATATGGATACGTGGTCAGCAAGTGCCACAATACAATAAGTTTAAGCCTAAATTGCTTGACGTTATTAAGCACTTTACCGTCTATATGAGTCAAGCTGATGCAGGTATAACAACTGAAGTTGATGATAAAATTCATTATATAGAATTAGATTCATTGACAAAATCGTTATATAACACGTTATTAAAAGATAAAGTCTTAAAATTTAACGAAAGCACAGAATTACTAGCTGATAACACAATGAAGTTGCGCACAGCTTTGCATCAATTAGAAGGTGGCACTATTAAGATTGGTGATGAGTATATCATTCTACCACAAGCTTCTAAAGCAGAATATATTAAAGATAAGTTTGGTGACTCTGAGGATATTGGTATAATGTGTCATTTTATTGCTGAGCGTCAAAAACTAGGTAAGATTTTCAAACACGCGCAATTATTTAGCTCAAATGCTCACGCAGAAGGTGTTGACCTAAGTCATCTTAAGCACTTTATCATTTATAGCTCAGATTATAGTGGAGCTAGATTCGTTCAACGCAGAGAAAGAATAGTAAACATTAACGGAAGTAACACAACAACAGTGCATCATATACTAGTTAAGAAAGCTATCTCTGACCAAGTGTATAATTTAGTTAGCAAGAAGCGTGATTTTAACAACGAAACTTTTGAAGAGGAGACAATATGATACCTGCAGAATTAGATGAAAAGATGATGGAGTATATCCTTGTATTAGTAATAGGCACTACATTGCTACTCTCACTATACTATAACTTCAAGGATTAGCTATGGCAATAAATAGGAAGCGATATAAAATTATTGATATTCTAGGTCTAGACCCTAAACTTTATAGATACAATAGCTCTTGTAACCACCCTTTATTAGTAGCTATGCGTCACTTAGTATATAAGACAAAATCAAATGAGTTAGTTGTAGATGGTAAAATGAGCTGTGGTCAAATCGTTAAATTTATAGAAGCAGTGGATATTTATAGAGCGCAGTTTACAGGGCGTGCATTGAAAAGAGGGCAAATGCAAGAGAAGTTATTGGCAAAGTTAAACACCTTCAAAAATAAAAATCTATTCAAATGAAGCAAATTGAAATTTGATAAGAAAGAATTAAAAAATCGATATTTTATCTAATCTAATATCAATATATAGGCTAGATAAATATCGACTGAATTTGATATGTTTTTGTTAATAATTTGATATGATATTTTATATCAAATTTATTACTTTTGATTTTTAGCAATATCGCGGAGGGTATTTACTACTTGTCCTTCAGGCAATCCTAGACTTATGAGGTGTTCATAAGTATCTTTGTATTTTTCTTTCAATGATGCTTCATCTGCTTTAGACGCTTCAACTTGTTTACCCATAGCAGCTTTAAGTTTAGCTTCCAAGTCAGCCATCTTATTCTTGTTATCCTCATCAACTTTAGCGGCTTTCTCTGTAAAGTATTCAACATCCTCTTTAGGCACTGTGTTAGGATTACCTTTGCTCTTTCTAAAGTTAGCAAGTAGTTGCCCTTCTAGCTTATTGCTATTCATTCTAATTATAGATTCGTGCTTATTATCTCTTATACTAGATAATCCTGCGGTAAATTCTTTCACAAATCTTTCTACTTGTAGTGTTTGTTGGCTATCTAACTCGTGTAACCCAGTAGTAAGAATTTTATCGACTTCTTTAGTATCTATACCTTTAGCCTCTAGTTTTTGAGTAGCAGTTTCATAAGCACGCTTATAATGATTCTCTAGGTCAGTGCCTTTGTGCTTAAAGTATGCTTCTTGCGCTTCTTTATAGTTACGATTTAATTCTGTAACTTTATTCATATTTGTAGATTGCACAGTCTTAAGTTTACCATCGCCTGTTTTTACCTTCTTATTAGCTTGAGTATACACCTTCACAGCTAAAGTAAGTTGCTTAACAGCCTCATTTGCCTCATTTTTATAGTGGTCCATTTTCTTTTGAATATCAGCAGCAACTTGTTTGTTAATAGAATCAGCTACTTCACCTCTACCTCCAGCAATTTTAGACCAATGACTATCTTTATACCTAGAATAAAGTTTATACATTTCACTATTAAATAGTGCGCTACCCATTTCTTTTTGCCACTTCTTCTTAATATCTTGAGGTAGCTTCTTCATAAAGGTATATGTATCAGTATTAGATAGAATATCTTTAGCTTCTTGCTGTGCGATATTATTTATTTCTAATCTAGATATAGGCTCGGTGTTATTATTAGCTTTATGCACCATTATCCAGTCAATTTCTTCAGCTAGTTTAGTAGCAAGTTGTCTACCTCGTTCACCTATATAATGACCTTCATTGTCTAACTTTTCTACGTGCCTTACTAGCTCAGATTTCAAATTACGCATTTTATCAGGCGAGCTAGCTAATGCAACTCTGCGTGTTAATTCTTTGACAAATGGTTCTACACCTTCTGCATCCAAATCTTCCAACTTAGATATAGCATCCTCACCTGTGTATTCTTTCTTACCTAGGACTTTATAAGGTTCATCACTACGCTTAATAACAGGTTTAGGTAAGCCACTAGCTTCAAAATAATCAGGGTCATCAATCGCCTTAGCGCGCTTCTTTAGTAACTCAGCTTCTTTTGCAGTGTTAGCTTTAACACTATCATCTAATCTACCATAAATAGAAGTAACATCTCTACCTTGTGATTTAGCTGCTAGCGGGGAAGTGTATTTCAATTTATTAGTTTCAAATTTCTCTAAATCGCCACCTAAATGTTGTAAGCCAGATTTCAAAATGCCTTGTTCTACTGTGCTAGGTTGGCGTTTATTGTGGATTTCCCACCCTAGTGAATGCAATTCATTAAATTTATTAAGAGCCTCTTCCTCACCTACACCTTTGCTATAAGCATTGTTAATATAGCGTTGTCGTTGCACTTCTAACATTCTATTGCGTAGTGCTTCATCAGGATTATCCATAGCAGTTATAACACCTTCTATAGCTGCTTTGTCGTGGTCTTCCATTTTAGCATAACCCTCTAGGTCAGCTCTAGCTCTTTTCTCAGCAGTCTTTGCATCCAAACCATTTTTTGTATACATATTATATGCTGCAGAATAATTTTTAGCATACATATCATCAGGCCGCTGCGTAGCACGAGCTGAAGCCATATTAACTTCTTCTTTAGCTCGTGTATTAAGACCTATTTCATTTCTGCGTTGTGCAGTTTGCTCATCTAAAGCTTTGACTCTAGCAGCCATATCACCTTGCATTCGCTTAGTAATACCACGCTCGTCTTGGATTGCTGAAGTTAGACGCTCGCTGGCAGAAGTAATGTTAGTTCTTAAAGCTTCTATAGCTGTTTGTATACGCCCTATCGCTTCGTGGTCACCAGATAGTTTTGCTCTATCTAGTAGAGGTTGTAATTGCCTTATTCCTACCTCTGCTTTTTGTTTGACTTGCTCATAATTTTTTTCAGCTTCTAACCTAGCTTGAAAATTCGCCTTATCCTCAGGTGTAGTTTGTCTTTGTGTAGTTTGAGCCATACTATTATAGACATTGCTAATATCACCTTGCAGTTCAGGTGACAATGCAGATTGGGTTTCCTGATTCATAGGCGGTAATGCCTGTGTAGGTTGTTGTTGTGCTTGCAAATTCATAGGCATAGAATCTTGCAACTGCGGTCTAACTGCAGCTTGTTGTGTTCGAGTAGCTGCATTAAACATACCTTCATCGCTAAATGCTTGTTGTGGTTGAGAGGGTTGAGGAGCCATTGGTTGAGATGGTTGTGCTGATAATTGTGATTGTTGCATCATCTCAGCATTCTTAATATATTGCTCTGCCTTAGCACGTAGCTCAGGTGAAGCATTACCATCAGCTAGTAGTTCTTTTAATCTAGCTACTTTAGCTGCTTCATCCATACCTGCGGCAGCTGTTGGTTTAGCGCCACGGACTACATTCTTAACACCTTCTACACCATCACCTAATGCTTTTGAAAACGGGTTTGCCATCTTACTCTCCTAGTATATCTTGGATTTCGTTATTTGTTTTAAGTTTCTTTTGTATCGCTAGCTCAATCTGCTCTATATCATAAGGCAGATATTCATTCTGACCAAGCTTACCATTACGCTTCAAGAATGCCTCATACCTTTCAAACATAGTCATTACAGTTTCACCTAGGTCTACTAAATTAGTCGCATTATTTTGTGTCATAAGCGCGTCGTGCACAGTATCAACCATCATATTAACAAAGTCATCATCGCGTGAAATTGACTTAACAAAATCGCCATCTAATTTAGTTCCTGCTTTGGCTGCCTCATCACTTAATGTTCTAGTAATAGCTGTTAAAGCAGATGAAGTTAACCTATCTAGGTTAGTTTGTGTCATATTTTGAGCACCTTTCTCTAATGGTGAAAGTGGTAGTTCGTCTATACCATTTGCTTTTAATATTTCAGTTATAGCATCATCTATATTATTATCTGAGTAAGCTTGAGGATAATTTTTAACTGTATCTGTGAAGCTTTTCAATGAAGAGATAATTTGTATATCTTCCGTTTTAATCTCTCTATAGATATTATTTATTTGAACTTCTTTAGCCGTAGGATGCTTATTGTTAGCCAAATATTTCTCTAGCGCTGTTGTAGCTTTAGCATCAAATTTATTTATCAAAGCACGCACTGCCATTCCAGCAATACGTTCTTCTTTACCTGCTTCTGTACCTGAAAATAAAGCAGGAATTTTCTTAAATGTCTTACTAACCCAAGAAACTTTAGCTCTCTTTATATAATCTGAGCTAATACCTGAACTAAATAGCGCTTGACGAGTGCCAATGTCGGTAAGGCCAAATAATTCTTTATTAAAAAATGAGCCTGCTGCTTGGACAGCTTCTTTAATTACTCTAGCATCAGGTGTTTGAAAGTGTAGATTGTTTATTAAATCTAAAGCTTGCACACAATTATAAATAGTTTTATCTGAGTCAGCAACCATTGTTTTGTTTATAACACCGTCTAAAATAACACTATCTATTGACTTTTTAATAGAATCACTATCAGGACCTTTAATAAACATACTTAGTTGTTGTAGTTCTGAATAGCCATCTATATCCAACTTTTGTGCTGCTCTAGTAAAAGCATCTGTTAAATCTTTAGCAGATAAATTACTAGTATTTAGCACACGCCACAAATCTGTCATAGCCATTCGTTCTAAACCTATAGTAGTAGCAATTACTTCATCTAGTGTAGCAAAATAATCTTCTGCTAAAGCAGGATTTTTAATTGCATCACTAATACCATATTTTAGCATAGCTAAGGTATTATGATAATCTTTATTCCCTTTTAGTTCAGTTCCACCTTTACCTAGGATTTTTAAGTTAATATACATTTCAGCTAGTTGACCAGGGTGGTAGAAGTCATTTTCCATACCTTGTAACATAGTTCGTATTTCAGAGCCTTTTTTACCACTGAATTCAGCTGTATTATAGGTATGGAAGACACCACTATTATTATGCATTGAATAGTCAATACTGTGCACAGATTGAGCTGACTCAGCAGCAGCCTTACCAGTCTTAAAGCTAGATACAGGTTTATCTAAGAATAAAGGTTGTGCGCCATTACCTAGGTGGTTAATTAAGCTAGAATATTGCTTACCTAGTGTGTTTAACTCAATTTCTATTAAACTACCATCTTTCCTTCGCTGAGCCGTTTTGTGGGTAGTTGTGCTGCTTAACCCAAATTTTTGAAACGGCAAGCGAACTGTAGCACCATCTAATGCTGTATCTAAACCGCGAGCTAATGCACGCAAACTGCGTTTATTTTCGTTCATTAGGCTAGTAATGTTAGATACTACAGCGTGGCGCAGCCCATCTGTTGTAACAAATTTTTGTAGTTGTAAGATATTGTTTTTAACACCTGCTGTATGAGCTCGTAAGAATTGATTCATATTTGACATAGCCATTGCGCTAGATTTATTAACTGCTTCCCAGAACCTAGTTGTGCCAGGCTGCGAAGCCATAGCTAGCAATACCTTGAAGTCTTTACTAGTCCCTGAGTCAGGCACAAAACCTAGGTTTTTAGCTTGTTCAACCATTTCTGTAACACGGTTGGTATCTTTCAATATTGGATACAACTCGTGCAAGTATTCTAGCTCATCATCTATTCTACGCACTATTGTGGTTAAGTCTTTATTCTCAGGGCTAAACTTATCTGTAATACCACGCACAAAGCCTTTACCTAAGCCTTGATAATTTCTACCTGCTTCATAAATTTTAGTTTTAGTTTTTTCTAAAGGCGTTTGTATTTTACCTATAGTATTACGCGCTAAACCTTCTACAGTACTCTCATTCTTTTGGGTCCGTAGTAATTCAGCTGCAACATCATCAGCTTTACCAGCAAATTCTTTAGTTTTATCCAAACCTTCTCTAATAATTCCTTCCTCAACTTTCTTACCACCTCTAGGCCCTACAGTTGCCTTAGCTAATTTAGCTGCGCCATAAGCAACAAAAGGAGAAGCTATTTGACCTACAACTGGTGGTAAGATTGTATTAGATGCTATTGCTCCAGTTATATATGCTTTAGGATTTTCTTTAACTGCTGTATAACTACTTTTAACGGCTTGACCTGTTTTCTTAAGCACAGGATTTAATACAGTTTTTGCTACTACCGTGCCTACCATACCATCTACCGCATTTGAGCCTACCCAAGCTAATGCTGTTTTAGTATCTTCAAATTCTGTAATAATATTTACTGTTTCACCTGTAAGAGAGGTAAGTTTATTATTGAATACAGTATCAGATTGCCTTAAATTTCTATAGCCATATTGTCCTGCTATAAAACCTACGTCAGCTGCACCTAGGGTTACTCCTATTTTGCCTAAAGCTTTATCTACTAATTTAGGCGCTACTTTTTGAGCTGCTTTTACAGGTTTAGCTATAGCTCCTACAGCTAAAGAAGTTACAATACCAGGTAAAGCATGTGTAGCTTGAGCCGCCATATCCCATACAGTTTCTTCTTCATCCCAGTTAATGCGTTTCATTGTTTTAGGGTCAATAGAAACTACTTCGCCTACCTGATTTACAAAACTAGGTATCCCAGCTCGTAATAATAAATCTAGTTTACGAGCATTAGCTTTAGTTAGTTCTTGTGTTTGTCCAGTTAATGGATTTGTATACTTCTTCTTTTCTAAAGCTCCAGTCATTTCAAACAAACCGCCAGTAAGACTATCTATAAGTGTACCATCTATACCGTCACTAACATTTATAGCAGAACGAATAGCATTTTTATCTATACTATCTAATGTAAAGTCACCACGCTTATATGCTGTCGCTTTGTGACCATATTTTATATCAAAATTACGCTCATCCATTTTACCTGATTGCACAGCTTGTAAATCTTTTTGCACACCTTCTTGCGTTTTCTTACGCATATTATCTACAATCATTTGGTCATTTATTTCTTCTAATAACTTACCTTGTTTTACTGCCATAGCTCTTTTATCAACAGGTTTTGGTTTATTAGATACACTATATAATTGATATGAGGTAGATTGTGGTAATTGTTGAGGCTCTGGTTGTGGAGGTCTATTTGTATAACGGGCTATATTACCATCATCGTCTCTTAACACGCCAAAACCATTACCTAGGTCTTCATACGATGCCATACTGCCTCCTTTTTTATTTTGATAACAAAGAATTTGAAATTTTATATTTATATGATTTAATATAAATATATAGGGCTATGTTATAAAACGCGTTTTTGATATGTTTATGTGAATAATTTAATAGTGAATATTTAATCATTTTTACATTCCTGTCACATTATTAGCAGTTGACTTAGGTACTTCTTGACCCGCACTCATACCTAATTGTAGATTTTGCTCTGCTGTATTACCATTTGGAGTCATTTGCGCGCCAAGCATAGCAGCAGTTTGGTCAAGGATATTAGCCAATGCATTACTATATTTAGATTTAGTTTCACGCATAGCAATCGCGCCTGCTTGGAAGTAACCTGCTGGATTCGCTTGTGATAGCATTTGACCCATCGGGCCAGATATGAATTGCTCAAGTATTAGTCTAACTCGCTCTTCTTCATCATTATAAGCAATTGAATCTACTTTAACATCAGCTTCAGTAAACTCAATTTCAGTTTCAGCAGTTGGTATAGGTGCTAGAATAATGTTACCTTCTTTATCTGTGGCAATTTCGCCACTAGCAGGATCTCTATACTCTTCATAAATAGGGCCCATTATAGGTTCTCCTGTCATTGGATTTGTGGCTCCTGTAGGCACCATAAACGGTTGGTTAATCTCAAGCCAAGATTGTGCATTAAATTCGTCTGCAATTCTAATGACGTCGTGCGCTGTATAGTATTGCTTAACTAGGCCTATAATATCTTTACCTAGTAGTCTATAGAATTGCTCTAGGCAAGTAGTAAGATACTTCAATGCAACCATAGATGCATTTTGTTGTAGTTTAACCTTTTGACCGCTATCACTAGCATAAGCCATACCTAGGAATGAGTCATTTATACTAAGTATTCTTTGAATTCTATCTAAGGCACGGTCTATAATTTGATATTGGTCCACAATCCCTTGTGTCATATTTTCTACTTTAATAGCTTGTAAATCTAACACTTCAATAACTGAGTTGACGCGGTTAATTTGATTGATAAACTTTTGTGCGTCTTCAATAGCACCTTTTTCATAGAATACTTTTTGCGTATTAACCATTGTTTGGATTTTGACAATAGCTTGATTTATAGCGTGTTGAGATTCTATAACATCTCTAAAGATACCATAATACTCAGCTATATTGTTGTTTGTATGTAATTTATGCACGCGGTAAGGTGATTTAACATCTCTAAAAGTTACTTTCTCTTTAGATAGTAATACTTCACCACTCCAGTAGCATTCCCAAGTATCTCCATCATCATCTTGCATAATACTATGCACAATTAGATAGTTATTGTAAATGTCGTGGTAACCTACCATCTTATCAAAGTAAAACTTAGTGAATTCAGAATCATCTTGGTGTAAAGTATTCATATAAGGTTCAATCTTTTTTAGAGCTCCTTTACCAAATGCTTTCACTAAAGCTTCTTCAGTAACCCACTTAAATCTATGTATAAATCTAGCATCTGAGTAGTCATCAAGCTTACTCATTGGGTCTAATACAATTTCAGAGATAGGCACGTGATTCATTGTAATTTTATACTTAGGTCTATTGTATTCATCTGTTTCCTGTAGCTCTTCTACTGCTACATAGCTACACATAATTCCTGCTAGAATTAAATCTAACTTAATCTTTTCGCCTTCCGCAATAAAGTTATTAGTTCTGAAAATGTAATCTACTAGGTCATTCAAAATACCTGCGGTGGCAACGTCTTGCTGTTTAGCAGGGAGCACCAAAATTGTATTGACAATAGTAGAATAGTAACCTAGGAGTAGCCTAGAGAAAGTTTTAATTATATTAAAAGTTTCCTTAGGTTGTCCGCGAGATTCAAGTATTTTTATTTGCTCAAGAGTATATTGCCTATTATGATATAAATCCATCACCATATCAGCCTCTTTACGACTGAACTCAAAGGCTTCATAGCCAAATTTGAATGTGTCTCTTAAGGTTTCTATATTTACTTTCATTTAGCACCTATTTAATATATTTATTAAAATCTTTTAATGGCACTGTAAACATTGTGCCATTATTATCCTGTAACATATAATTATTATCTGCAGTTTTAATTATAGCCGAATATTTTGGATGTTGTAGCGGTATATGTATATTATCATCTGTATCTGTATTAGCCTGATAACCAGTAGTAGGAATGTAATCCTGTAACTTACTACCTAATGTATTTGCTACGTCAAACATAGTTTGAGTATAATTAACAAAGTTAGTCAAGCGCTCTCTTTGTTCTGCTAGAGCTATTTTTTCAAACATATCTGCACTACCAGCTATGGCTTGGTCAATAGAATTTATTGTGTGAGCAGCATTAGCTCTGTTAATTTCAAACATATATGCCATATTTCTTGAGCCCATATTTTTTATATCATCTTTAGTTCCTGTGTAAATCATTCCATTACCCCTCATAGTCATTTTACTATTATTAGACATAGCTATTCTCATAGCGTCCACTTTAGCTCTATCAGTAGCTCCGCCAAATATATCACCAGGCATATATGATACTAAATTATTAAATGCTGATAAAAGAACGTTATTATCAGTGCCTACCTTACTTAGTGCTTCTTGTTGCGCATCCTGTAAAGTAGCAAATGAGCCTGAGTATTTTTTATCAACTCCTCTAGACTCATTTGCAAAAATATCTCTTATACGTTCCTTTTTACCTGTTTTAGGGTTTATCATCTGCTCGTTTCCTACAGTATCAATTAACTGTCTTACTCCTTTCATATCGTTACTAGCTAATAGCAAATTTAGAGCAGAATTAAAATCTGCCTTCTCAGGTGGTATAGGTGTATTACCTAATACTCCGTTGGTAGCTTGTAATGTTTTCTGCAGAGCCTCAGTACCTACAGCGTGTGGATTTATTTTATCATTTGACTTTGAGCTATTGCCTCCACCGCCACCTAATCCTTGAAGTTGTTGGAATTGCGAATTACCACTATATGCAGCTTTTTCAGGATTATAATTTTGCATACCGGATCTAATATTATTAGATTGTAGTGTGCCAGATTTAGCTGCCATTGCAGCTTGGTGGTCTTTAGCAGATAGCGCCATACCTTGTTGTAATTCTTGAGCGTGTGCGTTTGCGGCAGTAAACTGATTCATATATTGTTTACCTTCTACAGTATTATTTAATAATACATCAGCATCAGCTGCTGCCATTGCATCTTGTTCTGCTTGCATAGCTTGTTGTGGCATATATTGTTGCATTCTATAGTCTTGCTCATTAAGCTTAGCGGTATCATCAGCACCTAATAAATCCATAATAGTATTATGGTCAACTATTGCCATATTACCATCAGCCGTTTGCCCCATTTCTATATTACTTAAGTATGAACCTAGGTGTGCTGCTATTTCAGGCGGAAGACTGCTCATATCACCGGTGCGCACAGCTTCTTCAATATCTTCTGCAAATACTTCAATTGGCCCAGCTTGCTCTGCAGTTTTCACAGGCTGCCCGTGTTGTGTAGTAACCTCATTACCTTCGTCTTGTTGTATATCACTACCATTGATTCCAGTTTGACCTTTACCATTTTTTAGCCATTGTCTATAGCTTTGAGGTTTACCTGGCTTACCATCAACAGTAGTCATACCTGAGTTAGCATACTCTTCTTTATATTGTTTATATTCTGCTCTATTTGCTTTTCTTTTATTATACGCATTAGCTATAGTAGGAATTAACCCTGTTGCTTCAGCTTGTGAACCATCGTCTTGTGTATTTGCTATATCTTGTTGCCAAGCACCCATATCTTGCTCTTCTGCAGGTGTCATAGCTTGTTCTCGTTCAGCTTCTGCTCTAGTTTTAGGATTTATTTTAATAAAGCCATTCTGAGTAGCCCATTGATTAAAACCAGAAGCTGCTTGTTCTGTTAGGCTAGGATGTGCTGAACCTGCAAACGGCATAGGGTTACTTATACCAGTACTTTGTTTTATAGCATCACCTATAGATGTAGATTCATAGCCTTCTTCACCAGGAGCATATATAGCATACATAGTTTGTCTTTCAGCTTGAATTTGTCTATTGAAAGCATCAATTTCTTTAGGATTTTTTGACTTTGCTTTTTGGTGATTTAATAAAGCAATGCGCATTTTAGCATCTTTCAAATCTTGGATAGCACGTTTATCCATTTCTTGTTGCATAGCTTGCATCTTTTGTTTTTGTGCAGCCATTTCTAAGCCAAACTTAGCCCAATCTAAGTCATTGCCGCCACTGCTACCACCGCCTCTATTACCGTATTTCATCTCAGCAATATCACGTTGTGCCTGACGGTCATATCTAGCATTTTGGCCTGCTTCTAAGATTTGTCCAAAATTTGAAGTTATACCTTGTGCCATTTTATCTCCTGATTATTTCCAATATATAATACACTATTTTTAAAATTAGGGTCTACGTATGAATAGTTTGTGTTGGAATTTGAAGAGTTTATTTTAGAATTACCTAATAGACTACTTACAGTATTTCCATTTACACCTGATTGTGGAGTAACAGTATTCATAATCTTTTGAGCTAATTCAAATTCATTCTGTTGTAATTGAAGCTTATTATTGAATTCAGCGTTGCGTGTGCCCCAGTCTGCGGCCATATTCATACCAGATGCTACTGTGTTCATACCAGAGCTTATAGTTTGGTTAGCACTATCTAGGTCGCTTTGAGCCATACCTGCTTCAACCTGTGCTGCTTGGAATTGCATATTATAAGCTTGATTCTTAGTATCAATAGCCGCTTGTTTAATCCAATTACCAGTTTGATTATATGCTAGTTTTTGTTCTGCCACTTGTTGGTCTGTTTTCATTTTATTCATCTGTGTTTCAAAGTTAATAGCAGCATTATTTGCCATTTGCTGACTAGACATTTGCATTAGTGCTGATAAAGCTTGAGATGAATTTTGCATACCCATTTGATTGATTTTAGTATCTAATTGTTTCATTTGATTTTGAAAATTTTGGTAATTATCTTGTAATGCTTTATTCCCTGATAATTCAATTTGTTGACGCAATGATTCACCTGTAAGCTCTTTATAATATTTAGCTGTTTGCGCGGTAGTATCACCAAAATTCTCTTTCCAACTACTATCTAGCTCTGCTGCATAGCTTAATTTTTGTAAAGCTGCTTCTTTCATTTGTGCTGCAGCAGCTTGTCTAGCACGCTTAGCTTCTGCCGCTTGAGCAGCCCCCATAGCCATTTGAGCCACACCTACACCTACCGCACCTATTGCCATTATAACAGGTAGTATATAGCAGTTTAAGTTAAAACAAATGTAAAATAATCTTTTCAAAAGATAGTGGTTGCCATACATTAGCACAATCCTTATAAGGTTAAATTAAATAATATTATCTTAAGAAAGTAAATGAAAGGTTAACGACTTTCAAAATTTTTAATTTCTTTGATAATTTCTTGTAATATCTCACGCAAACGTAAGATATATAGCCGCAGCTCTTCAGGATTATTAGTATCAGGAATTGGTAATCCTTTTAACATTTTCTCAGCGTCCATTTTGTCTAGCCTCCGCAATGAATTCAATTTCTT